GACTGAAGTAAAGAGGACATGAGCTAAAATATTAAACCTAGTCGCTCCCAATTCTACTTCCTCTAGTCCCCATTCGTAAGCTACATCAAGTGGACATCTTCCGCTATTGCGAGCGTCTGACAGCTTAGCAACTTCCTCAAGTCTGGGAGCAACTTCCACGACATACTCACGTGACATAACATCAAGATCTCTGTCCAGCTTCAAATCGTCACATCCTGACGGTTCAACTCCCAAATCGATCTCAACACCTCTGTCAAAGAAATCACCCGTGAAGAATAATGGCAAATCTTCAATTGATAAATTGTCCAACATGTTTTCCACCAATATAACATCATAAACCTCAAACCCGTACCTATCACAAAATTGGGTGTAAGTCTCATTGCTGGGATACACCGCCGGTCCTCCTCTCAGCCTGTAAGGATTAGCATGACGATTGTCATATCTGGCCTTGATCTTTGCAGCTTCTCCTGATCGAACGATAGCGCGCATTAAAGCGCCAAGAACAGGCACATGATTGGTTGTTGATGTCATTGACTTTGCCGTACCCAATAATAATTGCTTGAACAGATGTGAACTGTGGTTGCCGTGGTTGAACCCATATTTAGCAAGAGTCCGGAACGGTAAATTTCCCCACAATGGTGATCCTCCCACATTCCAAAACAAACCTGAACAAAAGGAAGTATCATAAATTGAATCTCTTTCGAACAACTCAATCTTTAGTCCGATTGACGCATACTTTTCAACCACCTCATTAGAATCAACGGGAAAGTTCAAACCAACCACGTTGTCATCACCCAAAACTAACATCTTGAAATCATCTCCAATAGTTAAGTTGTATGCCCACATAGTCAACATCAGATTCATCAATGAATTCATTGATGATGTCCACAAATCTCCAGAACGCCTACCGTGCTTCATATCTACCTGCACCGTGCGATCCTTGTTGCGTCCTTTGACATTGTCATAATTTTCAAACAACCATTCAATTTCTTCCGGCCAACCGGTCACCATATTTTGGAGGTACCACTTCTCTAACCACAATATATTCTCAGTCATTGATCCGTCCCAAGATGAAACGTCTCCCTCAACAATGGAACTGCACAAATCAATGAGACCACCGTAATTGCCTACATCAGATGGAGTTGCTCCTGATACATAATAACAATTGCTTGAACTACTCAACAA